TCAGGGTTTTCAGCCGAGTAGTCAATTGCCTTGCTGATCTGCGGTCGGTACTCCTTGAGGAAGTTGTTCACCGCATCGCCTGCACCGATCAGGCTTGGCAGGAACTTGTCAGCAAGCTCATTTTTGATGCCTTCGATGATCAGCCCAAACTCACTCGAGTTCTCCGCGAGCTTTCGCGCATTGTCGGTCAACTGATCGACTGGCCCAGTCAGGTCGCCGGCCTTCTTCATCGAAGCGTCGAGCTGATCAACGCCCCCTGCGAGGGAGCGGAAAACCGCATCTGACAAGCCTAGCGAGCTCTGAACAACGGACCGCTGCCCCTCGTCGAGCCGGGGGATCATCTCCGCCAGCGCGCGCATGAACTCCTCGCCAGTTTTCGTCTCGTAAAGCGTGCTGACGTCCAGGCCGGCCATGGCCAGATCATTGATCGGCCCGGCATCACCTTTCAGTCGCAGATTGTTCTGGATTTCTTCGAAGCGCTTGAGGGTTTCAATGGCGTCGGCCGCATCCCCGCCCATTAGCTTGATGGCGTTACCGTAGTTGTAAACGGCAGCCTGGGAGGTGCGCAGGTTCTGCGTCGACATGGCCAGCATGTCGACATTGCTGGCTACTCCCACAATCGATGCGGCGGCAGTGCCGAAAGCTCCAACCAACGCAGCAGATATCCCCAGCGCGCCAGACTTTATTCCGTTCAGGCTGGCGTTGATCTTTTTGTCACCGGCTTCCAGCGCCTTGGTGTCATAGCCGATGCCAATCAGGAACGACTTCAGTACCTTGCTAGCCATTCTTCGCGGCCTCGTAGTGGTCGAACAGTTCGTCCATGGCTTGGTTGAAGCGCTCGACATCAGCGATCGATAGCGATCCGTCGGCGAGTTGCGACCACGTACATAGTGGCGGGCAGATGCCCACGATCCCAACACAGGGCCGCATCAGGAACCAATTTACGGCGCTACGTTTTCCGCGCCCGGCTGCCTTGGGCTTTTTCCGCCGCTTGGCAGCCAGTCGAAAAAATCGGAGAGATTCCAGCGCAGTAGTTCAGCCAGGAGCTGGTTGTACTGAACCATCTTGCCGCCGAAGTCGGAAACGGTGACCGCGCGCTCAGTTCCGTTGATGAACACCCGGGTCATGAGCATCTGCGTGACCTGCGCCTTCACGTCCTGACGCATCGACATGAACATGGCGCTCAGCACCTTGTCGTCGATTTCTAGACCAGCGCCGGCAGCCGTGGCGAATCGCTCCAGCACGGCGGCAGACAGCAGGGACATTAGGCGGTCTTGATCGACCGCGCTGGCCATGGCGGCGTTGTACTGCACGCCGCCAATGGTGAATGCTTTCACGCTCATCTATCAGCCCCTTGTCGCTTCCCAGATGTTGAACTGCATCGTGAACTGGTCGTCCGTGATGGTGGAACCGGCCCGGCCGCGCTGACCATCGTTCACCAGCACACCTTCCGAGCCAAGCGCAGTTTCCAGCGTGCCGATCTGGGTGAAGGTCAGTGTGATGTTGGCGTTCGAGTTCAGCAGGCCTTGCACATAGGCGGAGTCTGCAGAACCGGGGTTGAGGTAGACGTTCACCTCGCGCCCTGGATTGATTCGGTCGAGGCGGACAGCATTCCCGCCCTGACCGCGGCGCAGTTGGCTGCGCGCATCGATTGGCGCGTCCGTGTACGGGGTCGCGGTCTCGCCCCAGTCCTGGATCTGCCGGCCGTTGATGGTGACGACGCACAGGTCCGTCGAGAAGTTATTCAGGCTCATGGATCACCTATCAATAGACGTCGAGGTCGACATCGACAATGTGGATGGCGCCGGCGCGGAACAGGCGAATTCGAAGCGGGGCTGCCTTGCGGGCATTACGATCAGCCTCAGACAGATCGAGAATGTCCTCGGGCTTTGTCAGGATCTCGAAGCCAGAGGTGTACTTCTCAAGACCATCGTCCGGATCAATGTAATTGCGCGGGCCTAGGTAGCCGTTGCCGATATAGCCCTGCGAGAACGATCTTGCTGCACCAATCAATACAGCCTCGCCTGCCGGGGTTTGCCGCAACTTGGTCGGCTGGTTTGCATTTGCGTTGTACAGCGCCGTAGTCAACCCATTGATGTAGGCATCCAGGTTCACCACATCATCAATGAATTCGCCATAGGTGCTGTGCGTGACCGTGTTGATCCAGCGCCCAGAATCGACCGATCCTTGATTGTCGACGACGGTGTAGAAGATCGCTTTCTTGGTGGCACTCTGCATCGCAGCGTATGCAGTTCCGGTCAGCGATTCCGCCGGCACCCCTGGAGATTTTTTGAACTCGCCGGTGATGGTCGAGTTGTCAGCGCTGTAGTTGACGGCTGCGAAATGCTTGGCCAGCGCCGAACCAGAATATGGATCGGTGGCGTGCGCGGCAGTGTAAACGTGGCGGAAACCGGCGGTCGTCAGTTGAGTGGCGATATCGTCAGTGTCGGCCGGGTCGCGGATCTCGGTAGCCGATGCGCCGGTCTGGTTGTCGATGAACATGCTGGTGTTGTCTTCGCACCATTGAGCGATCGCCAACACATCGGCCTTGACCGCCAGAATCGGCGCTGTCCACATGGTCCAGTACCACCACAGCAGGTTCCTGGCTTTGTTGAGCGTGGCGGCGCGCGTGGCATCGGCCGTAGCCACACCATAAACCTTTAGTTCGCGGGTAGCAGGCGTGCCGCCGAGCCAGCGCTGTGCTGCCTTGTATGTCTCGGTGGTATCAGCGAAATCCTCTGACAGCGCTGGGAGGCTGAAATACGTCCGGTACGTGTCCGGCGAAAAGCCAACCGGCAGTTCAAGCTGCGGTGCGAACAGCATGGCACTGGCAAAGTTCGCATTGCCCAGGCCTGCCGGGCTGATCCGGGCATTAATCCGGATGATGTTGGTAGCTGGATAGCTCACTGTGCTAGCTCCAATGGGTTATGTGGGGTCGAATTCCACGATGAAGGTGTCGAGGACCTGGGCTTTTTCGTTCTGAAGGGCGACTTCTACGCTCAGGATGTTGTTGATCTCGGCCACGCTGATCGCCTCGTACATCAGGCGAATAGTGATCTGTGCGCGCTGCTCGAAGTTGGCCGATTGCAGGCTGGTCAGGTTGTTCACACCGTCGGAGCTGTTCCAGCCGATCTTGGACTTGAACAGCATCATGCTGATGTCTGGTCGCTTATTGGCCTGCTTCAGGCGCTCGGCATACATCAGCGCCTCACCGCGATAGAAGTTGATGCTGGCCGAACACATGATTTGCGCTCGAACTTCGGTCTCGACTTTGTCGTCGGGGATGTCGCGCGACTTGATATTCGCCTGGCCGCGCTCGCCGACGTATTGCCGTGGCGTGATGGTCGCGTACTCACCCTTTGGCGCGGGCATGCTTCCGGGGCCTGCCTGATCAGCAAGGACGCACTCAGGCACGCCGGTCGCCAGCATCACAATCGGACGGAGCTTCTTGAACAGTTCTTCGTTGGTCATGCCGGGCCGCCTGACTGGTCGTCGATTCTGGAGACAATGACCTTGCAGTAGTTCCGCCAGTGGCGGTTGTCGCATTTGACGGCCTTCCACTGCTGCCCCAGAAATTCCCATGTTCCGGTCTGGTCAATCAGTTGCATATCACCCTGATTGATATAGATCCGGCGCGCATCGACGATCCGTTCGCCACCCTGCCGAAGGAAATCAACTTCCCTATCGCTGGCCGGCTGAATGTTCACGATGTATTGGGTAGTGCTTGGGGTGCCGGGCACCCAAATTCCTTCTACCCAGTCACCACCGGAATCAACCGTGCGGCTTGCTTCGACGCTGGCGAAGACCTGGTCGATCTGGCCTTCCATATTCAGGCTCATTCAAGACCCTCCGTTACCGGCCCGACTGAGACCTTGTGCGTGACTGATTGGCGCATAGCGCCGGAGTCGATGAGTGGGTTGTTGCTGCCCTTCTTGCGAATGGTTGAAGCGGCGTTCGGAGGTGTTTTCAGGTCGGTCATGTAGACCTTCACTGCGGCTGCCGCGACCACGCCTACAGTCTCAAGGATCTGATCCATCGACTGTCCGGCCTCCATGCCGTCCTGAATGGTCAGCAGCACTTCCGGTGTGGCGCTCGCCACCCCAGGCTCAAGCCATGGCCTTGCTGGTATGTTGATCTTGTGCGGGCCAGTTACGCCGAGTTCGGCAAATCCTTTCCCGGGCGCAAGGAAGCTGACCCTTCCGGTCGAGCGGCCCGCCACGTAGGCGTCAGCCGCTTCTGCTGTTGCGTATCCATAGCGCGTACCACCAGGGTGGTCGATATCGGCGCCAAACTCATGCGTGGCGCCAAGCCCGGCCATTGTGATATCTCCTGACTCGACGTTGCCGGCTTCTTCGTGAATGCCGATCGTCACGACCTTGTCAGACTTCAGTGCATTCAGCTCTTTCGTGAGCTCGTCCTGCAGCTCCTGAAACCCTTGGACGTCGAGAGTGATCATTCAAACCGCCTTGGCACCCATTCCGGCGCGCTTCTTGAGCCGATAGAACTGCTGGCCGTAGTTGGTGTAAGTGAGCCAGTCGGTGCCAGCGTCCATCATGGATGGCACGCGGTAGGCAATTGATTCGTCACCCACCGATTTCTCAGCGACGTTCAGCCGAGCCTCCGGATTCGGGGTGCCGCCGGCGCCGAGCGAGCCGAAGTTCGTCGACAACCAGTGCGCGGCGTAGTACTTCATGCCTCGCCATTTGAAGTTGCAGCAGGTGAGCTCAAGCGCGCCCCAGCGGGACGAGCCTGTTTCGGTATCGGCCTCGCACAAGGCCTCGGTGATCACCGCATCGGGCCATTTTGTCGCGTCGACGAACGCCTTCATCAGCGGATCGGCGCGAAATGCCGCGATCATTTCCGGAGTGATTTGCATGCGTTCACCTTGAATGAGTGGGCGCGAGGCGCCCGGGTGTTACACGGCAGGCTTAGCCTTGGCGATTTCTTTGCGCAGGCGTGCCTCTTTCCATACAGGATTCACCTCGATGCCGAGGCCAGCGGCCTCTTCTTGAAGCTGGGCGATGATGGCATCGCTGTCGTCGTCGCCCTCATCGTCGTCGCCGAGCTCGTCAGCGCCAACGCGGCGCAGGTCGCCGTTCTTCAGCAAAGCTTTGACGAAATCGATCTTGGCCGCCGCGTCAGGCACTTCAACCGCAGGGTTTTCACCCGGCAGAATCGGGTAGCTGGTTTCTTTTTCGCCCACCAGGTGGTTAATGGTGATCAGTCGTGCTGCTTCGTTCTTCAGGAACATGTCGAATCCTCGCCCGGAATCATTGGCCGCCGCCCCGGGCAGAGCGAAGGCGGCCAAGGATCGGGTGGTTAGAACTGGTCGCGGTACGCGCCAGAGAACGGGTAGCGGAATTCAACGCCGCTGATCTTGTACTCGCACGGAACGTTGACCTTCAGATTCCACATCTGCGGAGCCAGGGAGCGCCACGGGATTGGCACCTGCATTCCAAGGTTCTCGTCGTTCAGCTCGTACGCGACAATGCGGTCCTTGTTGCCGTTGGACACACCGGCGGCGGACAGCTGGGCAGCAGACAGTTGCAGGCGGCTGAAGATATTGATCGGGCGACCGGTCAGCGCGGTGAACTGGTTGTTGGTGCGGAAGTACTCGAGGATCGTCTTGTCGGTGATGGTGCCCATCCGCTTGTTCGAGATGAACGCGAAGCGGGCAGCATCCAGGATGATCGTGTCAGGGACGTGCACAGTGGCCGAGTTGATATA